TATTGCACAAAGCAAAATGATAGGTTTGTACTAATGCGTTTTGGTCGGTCGTGGCGTTTGCGTCTTGTTCCCAATTCGTGCCGCCCAAAAAGCACGAAACAATACTATCTCCGGGAACGTATATTTGTATCAATGGGCGTTTTCTTATTGTAAGAAATTCGATTTGTGGGGCCAACTCAATTAAATTGTATTCCTTTTCCAATCCTGCCAAAACGTCGTTGTATTGGTCTATTGTTCCCGGCTGTACCGTAACCAATTTATCATCATCATTAAACGTACAATCCGTTTTCATAAACTTTGCTTTATAGTATTGATTGTATGTTTGTCCCCAATCATCGCTTTTTTCGATATATAGGAAAAATTCAGAATCAAACGGGGCGTCATTGATAATATCGTAATCAGCACGGACAAAGTTTATTTTACCGGACAATTTAGCCCGGTAAAACCTTTGATTTGTTTCCAACTCATAATCCAACGTTAAATCATCCTTATAATTGGGGCGGACGGTTTGTTTGGTTCCGTCCTCCCCTATCTGCAAAAAGAATCTATATTTTGGTGTCATAGTCTTTTTATTTTACGTTTCAAATTCTTGTAACTTTCAATCGTATTTCCGTCGCCATCCACGTAAACCCGTCGTCGGTTCTGTTCCTTAATTTCCCTTACATCATCCGACAAATTGCGTAAATCCGGGCTTTGTCCGGTAACGTTTAACGTCAAACCGTCGCCGTCTGAATAGGATTTTAAATACTTATGTGCAAACGTACCATTGTTTAGCGAATTGATAACGTCCGGTATTATCTTTCTGAAACGGCGTGAACTTCGTTTATTTATCACGGCGAAAAATTCGCCTCCCTCGGCACGTCGGCGGGTTCCGTCCGGTTTCGTTCCTAAATCAATATCATTTCCGCTTTGGTGCGAACCGCCCTCCAAAAGTTCAACGGTACCGTCGCCGTATGTTTCCGTTCCTCCGGTTCCTCCGGTCTGTTTTGCCAATTGCGCCGCCTTGATTTTAGACGCTGCAAAACTCGCCCACATTACGGCAATTGCAGGTATTGCAAACGGGAAACCTAATTGCGACCATATCAGCGCCGTTGCTGTTACCATGTTTCCTATTTGCTGCAATGTCTGTATTGCTGCTTGCTGTTTTTGGGCTTTCTGTTGTTCTTTTATTGCCTTTTCTTGGTTTTTCTTTGCTAATTCCAATTCCTTTTGCGCTTGTACAACATTATTGGCGTACCCGTTTGCCCTTGCTTCCAATTCTGCATCCAACGCCGATTGTGCGGCGGAAACCTCTTTATCCGCTTGCTCAACGGCTGCATCTGCTGCGGCAACACGTGCCGCCGTGAATGTATTTAACGCATCCAATGCGTATTGCATAGACGTATTAATTGCCTCTTTTTGGTCGTCGTCCAAATTAAGCCCAAACAAACCGTAAATGTCTGTTCCTCGTTCCTCCCCTTTGGATTGCTCAATTTCTTGGTCTATTTTTTTAATAGTGTTTTGAATTGTTTGTACCTCAACATCAGACAATTTATTGGCGGCTTGCTGATTTAATTCTAAAACCTTTTGCAAACGTTCCTTTTCTGCTTGCAAACGGAATTGAGTTTTCCGGGCTTCTGAATTTCTCAACAAATCAAACTCCGATTGTGCCAACGCTTGTTGTTGGTCGAACATCTGTAATTGCGCTTGCAAATATTCGTCCGCAATTCCGGCTCCCTTTGCGTCAAAACTTGCATTAATTGCCCCGGCGTCCTGCTGTTGCCCGGTCGGTTTCTGTTGGTTCTGTAATAATGCGGTTTGTCTTTCGTTTTCCAACAACTGCATCCGCAATTGTCTTTCCTGCTCGCTGCCCTCTTTGACTGCTTGCAAACGTAATTCAATGCTTTCTTTTTGCAACGCCAATTCCTGCAATTGTCGGTCTTGTTCGATTTTCAATAACGCCTCGGTTTGTTGCTGTTCTAATGCCGTAATTGTGGCGTTTATCGCTTGGCGTCCGGTTTCGTTCAAATCCTTTTCGGTCTGCAATTGGTGTTGTAAATCCTCAATCTGTCGGGAATACTGATATTGCGTTTGCTGCCTACGCTTTGCCCATTCGTCGGTTTCCAACTGCAATTGTGCATCCTGCAATTTCCGGGTTGCCTCCAAATTCTTTTTATAAGCCGCTTCAATTTGCTTTGCTTGTTGTTCTGCTGCCTTTTCCGCATCGCTTTTACCCCTTGGCGTTACGGTTGGGTTCTGTGTCGTTACGGGCTTATTGTCTGTTTGTGGCGTCGGGGTATCTCCAACAGAAACCGGGATTGTTAACGGTTTTATTTTCTTTTGCATACCCTCCAAACCCTCTTGGAAATTTTCTGTTATGTCTTTAACTTGGGCTTTAACCAAATTTCCGTATGCCGCTGCGTAATCTGATAATCCTTTTTTTACATCGTCAAAATTCAATGTAAATGCGCCTTTTAATGCCGTTCCGGTTGCTTTGACAATATCAATAAAGAATCCAAACACATTTCCCAACGTATCAAACGTTGTTTTGAATCCGGCAACAATCCCATTCCAAATTGCACGTATCAAAACACTTTCATTGTATAACTCAATAAAGTAGTTGATAACATCAATAACCCCTTTTATTATCGCCGTTAATCCTTGGTTAACAAAAACTTTTGCTTTCGTTGTCAACGTTTCAAAATTTCCTCCGGTTGCGTCAAACAACCCGGATAATGCGTTTTGCAACTCAATTTGGCTTTGCAATTGTTCCTCCTGCAATTGCGCCAAAACTCCGGCTTTCCCTTTTACTTCGTCCATGTTTGTTGAAATATCTTTCAACGTGCGCAAATACTGCAATCCGGCGTCCTCTCCGGGACCCCCGAATATATCTGCAATTGCAGCCCCGACCGTTGCCGCATTATCCGGCAATTCTGCCAATTTTGCGGAAACGTCTTGTATAACATCGAACGTTGTTTTGGTTCCGGTCTGCAAATCTTTTTGAACTTGTTCCGACGAAATACCGATACCGTCCAAAGCCGCCGCCGTCGCCGTCGTCATTTCACGCAAACGCAAATTTGCCTCCTTAATTGCGTCAACGCCTTTGTCCGAAAAGATACCCATTTTGTTTGTTTGGGCTACAATGGCAACAAATTGGTCTGCTGATATTCCCGCCTCCTTAAAATATGCCGGGTATTCTTTCAACGTGTCCAAAAATTCCCCGTTCGCATCGGCTCCGGACAAAAAACCATCCTTAACCAACTGCAATGCCTCATTTGCAGAAATACCAAATTGTTGTGATAATGCGTTTGTTGCAATCAATGTTTCCCGAAAATCTGCGCCGAACGAATCTGCGACGGCTTGCACCTCGTTTCTAAACGCTTTCAAATCGTCGCCGCTTTTCCCGGTAAATTGTTGCGTCAACTTTGTTGCCTCAACTAATCCGGCGTTGTAATCGTACCACCATTTGAACGCCGCACCAGCCGCCGCAATCCCGGCAATTGCTAAAAATACGGGATTTGAAAGTAAACCCAACAAAGTTTTCCCCAACGCCTTTGCGCCATCGCCTATTGCTGTAAATACTGCTTTGCTTTCTGCTCCTCCACGACCTAACGCCAAAAGGCTATCGCCAAATGAATTGTTAAGCCCCAACGTTTCTTTTAATTTGTCGCCATAAGCAATTATTGCGTCGGACGCCTCCGTATAATTTCCGACGTTCAATTGAAATTTCCCGGTTGCTTCCTGCAAACGTTTCATTTCTTCGTATATTTCTTTGGTTTGTGCAACCAATTTTCGCCCCTCCTCGGTGTTTTCCCGTTCGGCTTTAGTCATGTTGTTTAAATAAATCTTATTCAATGAATATTGCGCCGATAAACGGTTATAACTACCCTCGGCGGATTGATTTATTTTCACAATCAGTTTATTAATTTGGTTCGCTTCCTGTTGTGCCAATTTTAACTCGGCTAACTTTTTGGCGTTCTCGCTTTCTGCAAACGCCAAATCACGTTGCGCACGTGCCAAACGTTCCGCATCGTCTGCGGCTTTCTTGGTTGTGTTCCTGTCGTCCTCGGTTGCCCCGGAAACCTTTTGCAGAACCGCCGCCAACTGAATTGCTTCCGCCCTAATATTTTTCAACGCATTTGTATATGCGTCTGAAAGTTCATCCAATTGCTTTATCAAATCAGTAATCGAATTATCGGGGCTTACCAAATCAGAATATTTAATTGGGTTGTTGTTATCTGCCATATATCCGACTATTTGTTTTTGTTATTTCGGGCAATTTGCCCTACAATCAATTTTCTTTTCTCAAATGTATAATTTATCGTCTGAAAAATAAAACACCTCAAATCGCCTTATTTTGGCTTTTTCTGCTTGCTTTTTTCGCTTGCTCCTTAATGTATTCAAATGCGTTGTAATATTCCAAAACGGTAAACGATTTTGGGTTTACATGCAAATGTTGGGACAATATCAAACACATATTTTCAAACTGCTTGTCGTATTGTATTTCCACGCTATCCGACCCGCTAAACGATTTGGGTTTTGTATAAGTCAACAACAACGTCGTAATATGGTCTATTTCTTCCCGTTTGTCGCTTTCGTCCCCCTTTATTATCGCATCCAACATTAACATCGTGCGTTGCTTCAATTGGTCGTAATACTCTTTAACCGTGGCGTCGTCGAATAGTTTAGGAAAATACAATTGCAATTCTTCATCTATTTTTTTTTTGACCGCTTCCAATTGGGCGGTCAACTCGGCGTTCGGCGCATCGGCGAATAAATCCAATACCTTTTGCAAACCGTCCGCCGTCATATCGTTGTATTCGGTTCCGTCCACGGACTTAACCAAACAGGCAAACGCCAAATACTTTGGCGATATGGCGGATTGGACGAAATAAACGTTTTGCCGCAAATTATCCAATTCCTTTTCCGCCAAATCCGGCTTTTCCTTTCGGATAAACCGGATTGCCTTTTCAATATGCGCATCCCAATCGTTCAAATCCGACCCAACCCCGGCGTCGATAAGCAACATTTTGTTGTATGCGTGAAATCGCAAAATCGGCAATTCGTCGATACTGTCGTACAACACAACCGCCCGTTCCCCTATCTTTGTCGTTTTCATAAGAGTATGCGGGTTATGACTGTTGAACAAAACGGAACCAATAACAATGCCGGGTTCCCGGTGCATATAGCAAACAGGACGGACAAAACGACCCCCGCCCACCATGATAAGCAAAAGCCGCAATTGAACATCTTAACAAAAAAGTCGTTGCCGTGAACTTGGACGTACTCAATAACGCCCCACTTTTTTAACAGGGTCAACAGGAACGCCGCCACGGTTGCCACGACCAAAACCCAAATAATGAAAGTTACCATATCGTTAAATGTTACAAGGTTGATTAACTGACAATACACCCTCAAAGCGAAAACCGCCGAACGGGTGCATTAAAAATTGATTATCTATTTCGTCCAACGTAAACCCACGGTACACGTTTTCCGCCAACTCATAAATCCGGTTTATTACAATCGTCCCGTCTTTCAGCCAAAAACCGCCATTTAGGACGGTCAATATTTCGTTCTTCAATGCCTCGGTATTCCGGTTGTTGAGTTGACCGGGGTAAACCTTGCGCAAATCGAACCAAACAATAAGAGAAAACGGGGCTTTAATCTCGCTTTGCTCTTTGGGAACCCAACCGACCGTTTGCGGGTCGTCTATCCAAAAGAACGAAAAATTGCCAATATTGGCATCCGGGGAAACGTCGATATAATCATTGTCGCCTCTCCATTCCGTCCCGCCCGCATATACGTTCGGGGTATAATAGCGTTTGCCCTGTATCACTTTGGCGATACGTTGCGCCCGCCCAAATGCGACGTCCAACCAATCGACGTTATCCATTAACCCGGTTTGTATGTTCCTCAAAACCCGGTCGATTAAAACCGGGTTGGGAATTATAGGGGTTGTTCTCTTATTCGTTGCCATATAATACGTTTTTTGCTTTCTTCATTAAGTCCGGGAATATATATTGCCAAATCAACGCCGCAATATTTTCGTCCGTCAATCCCAATATTTGCCGCCCGTACTTTTTTATTAAGTCCTCCGTTTTGAAATCCGACGCTTTTATTTCAAACTGTTTGTCGCCGACTTCCAAAAAAAACGACGCTTCAAAATCCCCGGTATCCCGTAACGTTACCCGGTTTGTCGGTTGTCCCTTTTCCTCCTTTATGGCTATCGTCAACGGCGAATACGGGGCGTAATCCATAATATCCACGCCCAAACGGTTAATACCTTGTTCAAACAATTGTTCCTCGGCATTCATATCAACAATATAGGCGTCATTGTCCCAAATGATTTGTTGAATGTATGCGCCGGACGATAACCCGTTGTTGAACGTGGCAACCCGGTTGCGTAAATCCTGTATTGACTTTAACCCCGCCATAATCTTACGTTGTCCGGTATTTTACACCGTGGTTATTACAAGTAAGGCAAATACGGTCGATACCCTGCGTATCCAACCGCAACGCCTCGTATGCTTTTTTAAGGTCATAACCCAAACCGCCGGGGCGACCCTCAACGTTGCCGTCCAATTCGTAAAGAATTTCCAACCGGGTTGCGTTTACTTGGTTCCGGTTTACCTTAACATCGGGGTTCATTGCCAACGTGCGCAACATGATTGCGGTGACCTGTCGTTGGATAACCGTTTGGAAAATTTGCCTTTCCTTAATGATAAAATCCGTTAGGTCGCAACCAACGGTTATTTCGCAATTCAACCCGTAATTCTGCGTATTGGTGTACATCGTCAACGCAATATCCCACAACTCCGGGTATTCGTCGAATGTTTCCGGGGCGTTCATCATAAACGGGGATACCTGTAAATACTTGGTTATTTCCCGCCAACGCTCCAAATCAACGTAACCCGTACACGTCCCGCACGGCTCCCGGCTCCAATCCTTTGTCATGTTAATTGCCTGCATCCCGGCGGGCAAATCGTTTTGGTTGTAACAAAGGAACCACGACCCCCCGGCGTTGTTTCCTGTACTGATATACGGCAAATAACAATCTTTCAACGGGAACCACTGAAAACCGCCGTTTGTCTGCGTAAAATTCAAATCAAACGTCTTTATCGGGTCAATTTGGGACGAATGGAAAAGATACATACGAACAACCCCGGTTGCGCCCGTCATTTGCAACCCGATTTGCTCGATTTTCATTGTTACGCCCATAGAACGAACCGGGACAATTTCAAACCCGACCAATTTATGATTATTCGGCAAAGTCGCCCGGATACGTCCCGCACCGTCAAAGAACGTGCGCCGCTCCAAAAGGTTCTTTGTTTCCTTATCCAATCCCTTTATTTGCGTGAATGTTTGTACCATTTGCGCAATACCGTTACGGGTCAACCGCTCCAAATAATCGGAAATGAAATTGTACGGTTGCCAATAGGGGTTGCCGTAATCGTCGTTGTAATCGTCGTTAAAATCGCTTTCGGTCGGTTCCTCATTTTGGTTGTCCCGTGTCGCAATCCAAACTTTGTTGTTGTGGCGAACCTTTGCCCCGGCTTTGTATTCCCTTATCATATTCCAAACCGGATATTGAAAAACGAAATCATCCGGGACGATTGCCCGGACATTATCCAAAGTAACAAGGGGGTGCGCACCTTGAAACGTCAAACCGCTTTCCGTCTGCGTTAAATTGTCGTCTATCGCCTTTGCCGGGTCGTATGATTGTTCCCACCCGACGACGTGCAATAATGCGTCCTGTATTTCTTGTAATCTGTACATCTGCGTTTGAAATAAATAAGGGGGCGGGGATAACCACCCCATCCCCTCGGTTTAACAATTCGTTATGCTCCGGCGTTATTCGCCCCCGGCACCCCCGGCGGGAAATTCCGCTGCGTTGGTTACATATACGGGCATTCCCAACGGCTCGTTCGGATTGCGGGCGGCAATCTCGGCTTTGATAATCGGGTTTGCCACGGTATCCGGGTTGCTGTTGTAAGCAACCATATACGCCACGTCAACGGAAAATCCGAAATACTCCTTAACGGCGCACGTCAAATCGGCGGTTGCGTCGCCCATAATTGCGGACTGGTCGCCAACGGCGGTGTAATAGTGCGAACCAACGGGCAAATCAATGTACGGCAAACGTACAACGTCCCATTCGTGGAAATTCGCACGGGTGCGGCGCAATGCCTCACGGTCAACACGGGTAAGGATACCAACATTACCGTCAGCAACGGCAAACATGGTTCCCATTTTGCCCGCTTCGTCGGTTACGTTGTTCGTGTAGTGTAAAACCTTGTTGTCGTACTCCATGCGCTTGTTTACGTCGTTGTAAACGCCATGTTGCGCAAGTTTACGGATAAGGCTATCAACCCCGGCGTTGGCGATAAGGTGGATATATTCCGGGTAACAGTTAGCCCGCATAATCGGGTTAATATCGCCCAAAATCTCGGTCGCCATTTGGGTTGGAACCTGTACCACGTTGCCCGCCTTCGTGTAGTTAAGCAACGTTTTGAACACCTGTGTTTTGTTTGCCTCCAATGCGGCAACGGCTCCGACGTCCAATTTGTTCGCCAAAGCCCGGCACGTCTTTTCCATTTTGCGCAAAAAGTCGTGTTCGTAGGAAATTTCGTTGTTCATGTAGGCGGCGGGAACCATTGTAAAGCCAATGGCATAAGTCGCCCAAACAACCGTTACCAATGCGGACGTATTTTCATCGTCAGCGATAACGCACGAACGGACATTGCTAACCTGTACATCGCCGTCGTAATTGATAACGGGTACTTGTACCGTGTTACCAATGGACGCAAACGCACGGTCACGCAATTTGGGGTTAATGATTGAGGACGGAGCGTTGGTTTGCTCAATGAAAAAATCCAATGCGCCATACTCACACGGGCGGGTCATATTACGGTCTAATTCCGGGTTTTCAATCCGCCAATTCTGCAATCTTGTTGCTACTAATGACATAATGTTAAAAATTTAATTGTTATTAAATGCGGGTTTACCCTTTACCCGTGATTGTTTACTTTTCCGGCAATGCGGCAATATTGTTGTCCTGCCATGCCTGTTTCATTGCGGCGTCGAACTTTTCGGAACCCGCCGTTAAGCCCTGCGCCATAAGGTTTGCGGCGATTGCTTCGTAAGCCTCGACACGGGTTTTTGCGCCCGTTACGTCAATGGTTGTTCCGCCACCACCGCCGAAACCGCCCGCCGGGGGAACCGTTCCGCCGCCTCCGGCTTGGCGTCCCTTATCCAAAATACCCATTGTTTCCAATTCCTTTGCCAACAGGTCGCCGGGGGTGTACGGGTTCAACTGATTGTTCGGGTTACGCATAATTGCGCCGCTTTCGTCCTTAAAAGCAAGGATTTTACCGCCTTTTCCGTCGTCGATATATTCGGGGTTCATACCCTTAATTTTGTCGATTGTTTGCGCTAACAAAACCTTTGTTGCGCTTTCGGGCAATCCCGGTTTGAATTTCAACCCTGCGGTTGCGGTCTGCAATGCACCCTCGATACGAACGCCGAACAACTCCGTTTGGAATTTCTTTTCGGCTTCATCGTACTTCTTTTTGAGGTCGTTAAACTGTGTTGTTACCGCCGTCAAATCGGCTTTCGCCTGTTTCAAAGCCTTTGCGGTTTCCGCATCGCTCGCACCGTCGGCAATTGCCTTTTCCAAACGTGCCTTTTCTTTCGTCAGACTGTCGATTTGGGTTTGCAATGCGCTTGCGCTTTCCGCTTTGGTTTTGAACTCGGCGACCACACGTTTTGCGTAATCAAACGTTTTTTCGGTTCCGTTCTTTGCAATACCGGACGCCGCCAAAATATCGGCATCCAATCCGCCGTAAATTTCGCCCGTCTTTTTGGCGATAACGCTATTTTCGTCGTTGGCGGACAATGTTGTAATCGCCGCAATTTGTTCGTCGGTTAATCCGGATAATGCCGCATTTGCAACTAAAATTTCTCTCGTTAACATAATTCTTTCCCTTTAAATTAATTAAGTGCGATTGCTGCTACTGCTCCGCTGTTTGCGTTAATAATATGAATTGTGTATTTTGGCGAATCCCCGGTTGTGTCAACCAACCAACTAACAACACGTGCATAGCTGATTTTCTTTTCAACCTCTTTTGTTACTAAAACAACATCGGCAATTGTGCCGCCCTCAATACAAGCAATCAACTTGTTTTTTGTGTTGCTATCCAATGCGGCGGCGGTTGTTGTTACTTCAATAATCAAATTGTCCTGCTGTGCAATCTGTGCCATAATCGTATTTTTAATTGTTTAATACTCTGTTACTTTTTCGCTCCGGGTTTGTCCTCGGCTTTGTTTTCTTTGGCTGGTTCTGCCGGGATAACTCCCGCCGCTTTCAATTCCTCCAAAATTTCAGCCTTTAACGCCGCTTTTTCCTCGGCTTTGGCTTTCGCCTCGGCTTCTGCCTTTGCCTTTGCATCGGCGGCGGCTTTTTCCTCGGCGGCTTTCTGCTGTGCGGCGGTTCGTGCCGCTTTTTCCTCGGCTTGCGCCTTGACGTACTCGTTGGGGTCGTGCAATACGGTAATCGTGTAACCCTGTTTTTTCAGTGCGTCCAAAATGCCGTTTTCAAAGGACTTTTTGCCGAATTTTTGGATACGGGGAACGGATAAGCGTTTGCCCGTTTCGCTGTCAAACTTGCGCACCTCAATAATGCAATGATACAAATGTTGTTCGTTGCTCGGTACAATGTAATTTTCGGGGGTGACGTCGGTAATTGCGACGTCCTTTGTTTTACCCTCGGTTGCTGTCTTTACGTGCATACTCGTTAAATTTACTTGTTATTACTGAAATCTTTTGGTCGAATGGTATTTGCGTTCCAAATTCCAAAATGTTTGTATTCTCCCGTTCAAACCTGCGGACAAAGTTAGCGAAATTCAACTTTATACGCAATTCATTCTCCGGGATTAAGTTACGCCCGTACAAATCCAATACCTCGTTCCGGGTCAAATGGCGGTACGGCTCCAATTCTGCCAATATCAACATACGTTGCAATTGGGTTGGGTTGTTCCGGTACTCCGTTTCGATAATCTGATTTTGTAGGGCGTCCAATTCTGCCTCACTTGCGCCGCTTTCCTTTGCCGACTTGTAACGGTTCCGCAACTCGCTTGCGTCGTACAAATAGAACTCCGTGCCGTAATTGACTTTTGCAGATACGAACATATTGCCGTATCGCAATCGGCAAACCGTTTCATCGACGAACTGTTGTGCGGCTTCAAAGCCTTTTTTCACTCGGTTTAATACCGTGCTTTGGCTCTCAAATGCGGCTTTAACCTGTTGTTCGTTGAATGCCTCCCGTTGGGTTACTTCCTCGTTTTGTCCGACGACGGCGGTAATAATGTTTTCCCGCAATCGCTTTTCTTCCTCAACGTTATAATCCAAACTTGTACGGTCAACGGTCAACATTTGTACCGGGTTCCGCAAATCGGGTTGTTTGTCCCCGTCCGGTATCGGTATTTCAACAAAGGAACCCGCCCCGGTAATCCGTTTGTCGCCGCACTTGGGGCAACGCATCAATAACCCGGCTTGGTCTAACCTGTAATACCCTTGTTTGTCTTTCAAAAATCCACCGTCGCAATAATCGCCGTTTTCGGCGTTTGTAAAATCGCACGATTGTTCGTAACCGGAATATATCGGGTACGCCCCGTACATATCCAAATGCCGTTTCGATATATGGAAAAACAAAAACCAATCCAACGCCTCCAATTCTTTTGTTAGCGGGGATTGTTTAACGTCCGGTTCTCGCAAATTCATTGGCTCATTCCAAAAGAAACGGGCGGGGCAATAGCGCAAATCGTGTGGGTTATCAACCAATAATTCGCCTATGTTGCCGCCGTCGTCCTCTGCAAATACTCTGTATCGTTCATCGTCAATAACTGCAATACGTTTATCGGGTTGGCGGAAAATTATCCAATCCATAACCCCGGTTGTCCGGTTTGCCTCAAAGGTTATGACGCTTTCGATAGGTAGCCAATAAAAATACGGGGTCGGGTATCGGTCAGCGGGGTTTTGCTCGGCGGGCAAATCAACTATTAAGACGCTGTTTATTTCCGTCTTGAAAAACTCCCAACCTTTCGTACTCCAAATTTCCGGCTCCTTTAATACATCTTGGCGGTAATATTCCCAATCGTCCCGTTGTTCCGTGTTTTGGAATTGATAGTTGAACGCCGGGTTACGACCGTCGAAAATACGGCTCAACTTATCAAAACAAATGCCCGTTACCTCGTTGGTACGAACGGGGTAACGGAACAATGTTTTGAAGATATTGAATTTATCGTGCGGGATAAGATTTTGAACCCATGCCAAAAAATCGGTCGTGGGTAAACACATTAAGGGCGTTACGTTGGTTTGGGCGTGAAATTTAATGCGGTTTTGGTGTATGACCGCTTTATTTATCGTCGCCTTTTTCCTCGGTTCCGTTATTTCCTTTTTTATGCGCTTTATATCTAATCCCATTTTCTTTGCTAAATTCAAAAGGTGTTTTTTCGGGCAACTGCCAACCGCCATTGTTAGGCATCCGCAACAGGCGTTCGGCGTGGGTAATCTCAAATTCTTCGGTCGTGTTAAGGGTCGGACACTCCAACACGACCTTTGTAACTTTCGCCGCCATTACGCTCGTGCGAGTTTCAAGTCCGTAAGCGGGTTAAACGCCGGGGCAACAATCGCCAAATCGTCCGACCAATTCGGCAAAAACGACCATTGTATTGCGTTGCTGTCCGGGGCTTCCAATCCGCCCAACGTCTTATCGCCGATAAACAACGAACGTATCGGTATCGGGTAATATGTACCGTCTGTACTCCCCTTGATTGCGCCGATTGCGCCGTTTTCGTCGAAAATGAAGATACCCAAATTGTCGCCCCAACTTTCGCATTGCATTTCCTTTAATGCCTTGATAACCTCCTGCGGGGCTTTGCGGATAACTCCGGTAAACGGGGTTGATTCACGTCCAATAATCTCCTCGACGCCTCCTAACGTTTCGTTACCGCCTCCAAAGGTGCGGGCGGCTCCCGCCTCGGCGGTCGGGGCTTGGATATACGGCGAAACAACTATTTTCGTGCTATCCGCCGCCGATAACAAGGGCGTCCATGACGCTAACGCCGTAATCGCTTTTTCACTCGTAAAACTGTTTTTGCTTCCGTCGTCTTTCATAAGACGTTGAAAAGCCACTTTCTGAACCTGTCCGAAACTTTCCGAACACGTAATTGCGGGTACATCGGGCAACGCCGCCCCCGCCGGACATTTACAAATCATACTTCTTTGTTTTTAACGTTAAAAATATTGTTACTTTCTCCGGGGCTGTCCCTTTGCCCCCTCGTTTCGGTTACAAAGTTATAAACTTTTTCCCGGATAATCTTGCATATCTCAAAAATATTGCTAATTGCGTCGTCTTACGCCTCGGTTTGCGTGTGCGTATGGCTGTATATTGCCGTCCGCAATCTCCTTTTCATATATCCCGGTCAATCCGTCCTCCGGGTCGTCGTGCGTGTTGGCTCCGAAATTGCGCAAAAATCCGGTTACATGGTCGTAAATGGCTTTGTACCGGGTTTCCCAACCAAACGGCATAATTATATGTTGATTAACCATTGCGGACGCTGTTATTATCCGGCTTTCTTTATTACCCCCTTGATAAAACGGGTCTGTAATCGCCCGGACTTTCTTTTTAATAACCTTTTCAAAGCCCGCACCCCCGTTGTTACTCTCAACCCATGCTTTTTGCGTGCCGTTGCGGTTTATCATCGCCGGAACGGTTACGGTTGTTACGTCCGTGTTTTCGTCCGTCATTTCCATATCGGTAATTAGGGCGAATAATAACGGCTCCATCCGCTTTGTCTTTTCATTGAAAACCATGTTGTCGGATTTATAGACGTCATACGTTGCACCAAACAAAAGGTCGTCGCCCTCATCGGCAACGTCAATGTATGCGCCGGAACGTATGTACGTGCCGTAATCGGATTTTTCAACCCACGTTTTGAACGGCTGATATAATCGACCCTCGGCGGAACCGGGGTTGCCTTGATAGAGGCATTGAAATTGTACCGGGTCTAATGCTTTTTGCGCTTCCAACTTCATACGGTTGTGCCGTCCCTCCCATAATGCAGCCCCAACCGGGCGGGGGTCTATCTCGGTCGGTTCCCCGGTTTTCAACGCCTCAAAGTTTATACGTACCCACGCGCCCGGCGGTATGTTTTCCAAATCCGCCCAACGGGTTACATCAATGATTATTTCCCCGCTCTTTTCAATGCGTCCTATCAAATCGTCGTCGTGCCAACGGGTAAATACTATAAGTTCTTGGCTATCGTTGTGCAAACGGGTACGAACAACGGTTGTGTACCATTTCCACGCCGCCGCCCGTACTATCGGGCTGTTACCCTCGGCATAATCTTTGTAAACGTCGTCCAAAATAGATACATCAACCGTTTTTGACGTCAACGAACCGCCACGACCGACAACACGCAACGAACCCTTATGCCCAACCATTTCTATGACGTCAGAATTTCGTAAATACGTATTAGCCATTGTTACGACGTTGGAACCGTTCAAATACGTTTCCGGGAACAAATCACGGTAATTTGCTGTATCAATTATTCTTTGGACGTCACGGTTAAAATCTCTCGCAATGGTTGCCGCATACGACCCGATACAAATCTTTTTGTCCGGGTCTAATCCCAACATGAAAGCGGGTAACTTTCGGCTTGAACCCTCGCTTTTCCCATGTTGGGGCGGCATTTGCACAATCATTTTTCGTATTTTGCCATGTGCAAACATATCCAACAACGTATAATATACGACGTGAAACGGTTCCAAAGCCAAATCCGGTTGCATGTACCGGGCAAAGTTTATCAGCCTATTACGTGACGCCGCTTTTACTATTTCGCCGGGGTTGTTTTTCAATGCTGCATACATTTTAAGCAATTGTTCTTTATCCATTTTGTTTAATTCTTAAAAATAGACTACATGTTTTTGTATTTTCCCCGTGTTTTTTCTGACGCAAAAACCGGAAATCTAAAAAACCGACCAATTTATTGTTTCTTTTTCCATTTGTCGCACGCTTTTTCCGAACGTATCATGCTGCGATTTTGAACAAACGGGCATTTTAAAGAAATTGGCTTTCCGTCCATATCCAAATTTGAATGTTTAAAATAAAATTCGCCCCAACCACATTCGCCGCACGTGTGTACGGGTTTCGGTTCATCCTTTTTCTTGATATTATTCTTTGTTGTCCGTGCCATCGTCAATTACTCCTTTTTCCGCTAATTGTTTTTTATATTCTGCTGTTTGCAATTTATCGGCGACCGCAAACAATAGGTCGTCCGGGATTGCTGATACATCATATTTCGGTGCATCGCCGTTTATGCTTTCTTTTATTCCCGGAATCTCAATTTTAATTGGTGCATCAAATCCCAACATCTTTGCCCGGCGTTGTTGAATGTTCAACAACAAATCCAAAAACCGGGGATTGCCAGCCGACGTTTCAACGGTCGTTTCGTCATACCCGTAATATTCCGGGTCGCCGTCGGTCGCATCCGTTTTGATAGGACGCCCACGGTTGGTTTTCTCTTTGGTGCGCTGCTTTCCGGTTTTGGATACCTCCCACGCCTCCCACGCTTGTTGCTCCATTTTATCCAACTTTCGCAATTCCTGTGTAACATATTCGTCGATTGTTTCCAACCGTTCCCGCTTCCATTCGATAAGGCATTGTTGCAAATCGTAATAGACCATTTGAAACGAAATTGTATAACCAACGCCACGGGCGGACAAATCCCGGTTCAATGCGTCGGCAATTTCTCGATACGAATAACCACGCAAAAACAAGTCGGCGCAAAACCGTACATCGTAAATCCTTTGTTCCTCGGAACGTTTGTTGTATCCGGGGGGCTTTCGCCCTTTGTTCAATTTTTTCATCGTCTAACCTTTTTTAATGTCAAACAGGGTTCAAAATCTGCCTTTTACGCCTTTTCGTCCTTTGGCTTGGTTCCTTATCGGCTCCTTTGCCTTTGTTCTTTCGTTCCGGGCTTTATCCTTTCCCCTGTTTACCTCCTTAAAACGTTGCTTACCCTTTTGCAAGTTATTTGCACGGAATTTCCATTTTAAGAGGCTTTATTGTCTTAACCAATACTTTCTATATCTCGGCGGTTATCTTTTAACCACGGGGCAAATTTACGGCTTTTTCGCCGCATTGCCAGCCGTTTGTTCTCTCTCACATATAAACGGCAAAACCCCGGCTTTGTTTCCGGGGCTGATTGCCTAATTGCTTATGCCTATTTCGTACCTACCATTTGAGCAACGAAAATAATGTTGCGTTCCACGGGGGTTGCTGTATTCCGTTCCCCCTTTCATTTCTTTTATTGCCAAACATACCGGGGCGGGCTTTCCATTTACCGGAAATTCCGGGTTAAAATATCGACACGTTCCGCATATCTTTTCGGGCTTCGATTGTCCGGGGCAATTACTTTTTCCCATTGTTGCCCCCTTTCCTTTTGTTCTTTGCCCGTCGTTTATCCCGTGGGTTCCTTTTCGGCATTTCGACCCGGTGTATTTCTACTTTGGAACCGGGGAACATCTTGCCGAAAAATTCCGCCATTGCTCGCACCTCCTTTGGGACGTCGAACGCCTCCGGCTTCTTATGCTCCGGGCAAATCCCCCGAACCGGGCAATTGTCGCAATCCTCATTCCGCACAACCTCGCCCGGCTTATCGGCTTCTTTGAACCCGTGCCAATTGTCCCTCCGTGCGGACGCTTCGGCGAAATTCTCCATTGCTTCAACTGCTACTTCCGCCAATATGTAATCCGGGGTATCGTTAAAATGCGCCTCCAAAGAATTACGGTTGATAACCTCGGCAATCTCTTTCAAAAATTTTTCTCTTTTGTTCATCGCTTTATTGATTTTTAGGTTTGTACTCTTGGCACGGCATAACGCCGCACGATTGTTCGCATTTGAACGCCTCGCAATAACCGTTCCCGTTGACATCCTCGTTTGTAAAGTTGGCGCAATTCCCGCATCCCTTATCGCCGGGTTCTTTCGGTACGCTTACGCCTTTCGGCTCAAACTCCCGGTTAAACTCTCTTTCCGGGCGGGTTGTCAATCGTCCGTCCGGTTCCCGGACAATGTAGTACGTTTCCGGGGCGTCAATGAAAATGCCGTTGCCGTCCGGGAACGAATAAACCGCCCGCCCGTTTGGGGTTCTCGGTATCGTCATGGTTCCGCCTCCGGTAAATCTCAACAGGTCGTCCAAATTGTCCCGGCGTACCTGTATTGCGTCAACTTCTAACAACGTGCGGCAATATCGGGTTCCCGCCGTGGCGTCCGGCTCAACTAACCGGGTGCGGATTTGTTCCGGGTATTCCGTCGGGTCGTACTCGACGTTGAAAACAACGGCGGCGTCTAACGTGTGGGTAACTAACAAGCGTTTCCCCAATCGTCCGGCGACTGCCTGTTTTAGTGCTTCAATTGCGTTTCCCTGTATCTCGGTTGTGTCAACCGTGATTTCGTAACGGTCGGGTTTTTCCTCGACCTCCGGTTGGCTTTTGGCAATATCGCCAATCATAACCAACAATTCCGCATCAAACGGGTTTAACTTACTTTCTGTCATGCTCTAATTTTTTATTCGTTCTTACTGTTTTCGGATATGCCAACCGCCAAAATATCGTTTTTCGGTCGGTTCTGTTGTACTTATCGCATTGCCTACCTATTCCGGGGCAATCTTCCCTTTGGATTTTGCAGCGAACGCAACGTTGCGTAAATATTGCGGGGTTGTTGTTGGCTAATCGTGCATCCGCTGCCGTCCATATCTCGGCAATCAATACCATACCCCGGTAAACGCAACGTTCGCCGGGGTTGTACTCTCTGTTTGGGTCGAACGGTTCGGGTTGCTTAACTCTCATTCTTTGCCCGCTTCGTTTACATAGTCAAACAATGCGTCCAAATCGTCCTTTGCGCCTTTTACGCAAATTCGTACCCTATCGCCCCCGGCTAATGCGGTTTCGACAATCTTACAATTATACCGGGGGGCGTTTATCTGTATCATTGCCGCCGTGGTATTCGTTACAAACTCGTTTCTTTCTTCCATGCTCTCGGATTTTTGAAGTAAATTAAATGCCTCCGTTGGTTCGTTCTCGCTTTGACACGCCCCCAACAAAAGCGTTGCCAAAGATAACAATAAAATCTTTGCTTTCATCGTTTTACCTTTCTTTTAATCCATATAAACCGTATGCCAATGCCGACAAACAATATTTTCGCCTCAATATCAACATAACGGTCGTAACCGTTTATTGCATCAATGGATACCCCAAATTGCCAACTATGATATTGCCAATACTCACGGGCGTAAACATAGACGCCGACCCGCCCAACGTGTATGCCTGTTTGGACGGCGTGTTTGTCCTTACTCATTGCGTGCCTCCTTTCTTGCTAATTCATAACCCTTTTTATCCATTACCATTGCCACGGGGTACGGCAATATACAATCTTTGGTATATACGAGATTATAGATACCCAATTGCCCCTTAATCGGAAATTCAATAACCCGGCGGGGGTTGCGCATCAACCACCCGTACCCCTTTGTTATTTTCGCCCTCTTTTCCTTTGGAATCCGGGTGTTTTCCCAATCCTCCGGCGTAAACTCTTTTATCGGCTTTACGTCGTACAACTCAACCAATCCCAAAGTAACGCCGCTTTCCATTCCCGGATAAACCGGGGACGCTGCGGAACATATTAGCACGTCGCCACGGTAGGACGTGTTTTTGCTCCGAACTTCAATTGTCTTTTTCCCGTAAACAATACCGTTTTCGTCCTTGTACGCCTCCGTTACCAAATCATTTGCGTATGGCTGTTTTACGGTCAACGCACGCCAACGGTCGTGCTTTTCCGGGTTGTAATCCTTATTGCTGTACTGCATATTTACTTTTTATTTTCGGGTTGGTTTCGTCGTCGGGTTCCGGGTAATGGATAAATCCAATTTGCCGGACGTTTTGGATTGGCTCGTAAATGATAACGACAACATCGCCGTCCGTCCTTACTCCGACCAATCGGCAATCGGCGGGAACCTCAACCCGTATTTCACTTTTCATTGTTAAACAAATCCCAATTAACAGGGACACAATATCCCGGCAATTCTCCCCGGTCAATCCCCAACGGATTAACAATACTATCTTTCCAATAGATACGGGGTTGTTCCGGGCGTCCCTCCCAATGTTCCGTAATTGTGTCGTAAATCAATCGTATTTCCCGTTTCGGATATTTGCCGCCGCTCTGCAACCCGATTTTATACAGGTCAACGAACGGATACGACAATTTGATTATCCCAATTGCCCGGTCGTACATTCCCGGCGGGATTGGCTCCACGCTTGCAAAGGTGCGGAACCCGTGGCGTTTTGCCCGTGCCAACACATTAACCCGCATCATATTTGGGTCGGCGTTCGGCTCCAATTCGTCGCAACCTGTCAACGTTGCGCCCAAAGCGATACGGGACACGTCCCAACCCTCGGACGCCTCGGCAAAATCAATGAAGCGGTTCAACCCCTCGGCGCATTTGCTCAATATCTTAACCGGGACGCCGTGGCGTTGGCATACGCCGACCGCTTGACGGGTCAACCGTTCCGTTTCCGGCAACAACGGGTCGGTCGTGAACGAAAAGAATAACCCCGTTTTCTGCAATTTCTCCTTATGCGCCAACAATTCGTTTTTGAAAATATCCAAAGCGTATGGATATTCCCGCAACGTCTTTTTCAACTCCGGGCGACTGCCTCCCAATACCTTTGCGCCACGACCTTTGCGCAAATAACAGTAAGTACAACCGTTGGAACAACCGACAAAGAAATTGGCGGCGTTCTCGGCGTATTCCCCGGCTTTACCTTTTGGGCTGTAAATAACCCGTCCGTTTATCGCTCCCATATCGTCAACGGCTTAAAATGGTAAATCGTCGTTTCCGTCGGGGGCGGGTGCATCCGGCACGGGCGGCGGCGGTACTTGCGCCCCGGCTCCGGTCGCTTTCGGGGTCAACATTTCCATATCGGTTGCGACTATCTCGGTAACATACCGTTTGACGCCTTGCGCATCGTCATAACTCCGGGTTCTCAATTCGCCCTCAATATACAGTTTGTCGCCCTTTTTGACGTACTGATTGGCGACCTTTGCCAACCCGTTTTGCAATACTACGTTATGCCATTCGGTACGCTCCGGGATTTGCCGCCCGTCCTTTGTGGTATAACCTCGTTTCATGGTTGCCAACGAAAAGGTCGCCACGCAACCCCCGTTGTCGAACTCCCTAAAATCCGGGGCTTTCCCGGTATATCCCATCAAAATAACCTTGTTTACACTCATACAAAAAACGCTTTAATTATCCAAACAATGATACTATACAACGCCCACATATAAGACGCAACCGTTAACGTCACGAACGTGTATAACGCAATTTTATATCCGGTTTTTGATTTTATTTTCATGTCACTTGAATTTTACGCAATCCAACAAATATTGTTTCTTATTGTCCGACCATCCGGCGGCATGGTTTATCGCTTTTCGGTCGTCGTCGTGTACGAACTCACAAACCCAACCGCCGACGCTTGATTTTTGAACTAATCGAACCAATTTACCAACAATGAAAGAACGCAATTTATAATAACTTGAATTTTCGCCAACAAACAAAACCCGTCTTTCTGCATTTATTTCGGGCGGATTTTCGATTTGCGGGCGTTTCTCCCTTTCCGAATATGTTTGTACCCGTCTGAAATCATTTTTGATTAAACGGCGGGAAATTGCCCCGTAATCGGGTTGCCTCTTTTTGATTCTCATTTTTTATATCTCCATTTATAACCCTTATGCAAATTTCCTTTCCCTTTACATACCTTACAAATTGCCGTTGCCGAAAAATTGCCTTTTCGGGCGGCTTCTTGTATGCTAACAAATACATTTACAACAATACCGTTTTTTATTTGCTCAACCGCTTTTTCGTGGTGCGGGTTCGCTTTTTTTCCAATCCATTTAGATTTTGTTATTGGGTTATTCTGATTTTCTTTAACCGTAACCCAACGCAAATTATCTGCATGGTTATTGGCTCGGTCGCCGTCGATATGGTCGATACATGGTTTGTTGTCCGGGTTCGGAATGAAAGCCGCCGCAACTAATCTATGAACACGGAACATTTTCCCGGTTCCATTTTTCCATAAACTAATTATTTTATATCCTTTCAAATATCCGCCTTTCATTAGAAACGCATCCTTTTTTAAGGAACGAACATTGCCATAATTAGAAATTTGATAATGTCCTTTGTAACCCTCAATATCTTTCCAAATTTGCATACTCATTTTTCATTAATTCAATCATTCTCATATTGCCGGAATATATACGCATTTTCGTTTTATCCCCATTCTCCCAACATGAATGATGTTCAAAACATAGTATATTTATATTTCTTGCATCATGCGCCATTTCGGGAAACGCTCCACGGGTCAATATATGCGAACAATAAACGGCGGAATAATTCCGTAACGGCTTTAAACATTCCTCGCATCTGTGCGGCTTATGCTCCCAAACCCACCGGAAAAACCGTTCGTTTGCCTGTGGGATATTCCCACGACCAAAAACGCAATGTCCGAACAATTCCCGTTGTATTTCGACCCGCAAACGAATATCCATTGTAAACCGCTTGTAATCCAATAGGGGGCAAAACCCCCTATCGGTTACAAATTGGTATTCCTCCCGGTCTGTTAGCAATATCGGCTCCATACGTTACATATCCGCCGTTTCGTCCTCTGTGTCGTCCTCGTTAGCCGGGTCGCCTACCTCCGGGAACAATCCGTCCTCCTTTTCCGGTTCTGCGACCATACCCGGTGCGGGTTCGCCGTCAGCCCCGAACAACTCCAATTGCGCCTTTTTGCCTTTGAACAAAAATGCGTAAACCTCGTTTTCAATGTCGCAAATAATTTCTTCCAATTCTTCCTCAAAACCGAACGTTTCGGTATTGAATTTCATACGGGGCGAATTTATCGCCGTCTTTTGGTTATTGGATACCGTAAACAACCCCGTAAGGACGCAACCGACGTTATCATCTTGACCGGAAAGGGCTACGCCCCGAACCTCAATGTTTTTCAACATTTCGTCCGCAAAGTTACGGGCGGCGTCTTTCTGCTTTTGGTTGGCTTTCATATCCGGCGTATCCATAAGGGACAAAAACGACGTGATATTGAAAATACGCCCCATAATTGGGCGCAACCTGTCAAAGCAATTGCGCAAATCCGGGTGTATGTCCTTTGCGCTTTCGACGTGGTATTTGTTCGTATAACTTTCGTTGCCGATTGTTTCGGTAACTTCATAATGAACATCCAACCCGCCGTCTTTTAACGTCTTGACTTTCGATAATGCAAACGACTTTTCCGACGGTATCGGCATTACGTTTGCGGTTTCTTTTTTCTCGCTCATTTTTTGATAATTTATTTGTTGCCGGGAACCCGCCCGGCTCGGTTTTACAAATCTTCCTCAACGTATCGTTTTAACTCGGCTTGGAACAATTCCCGTTCCTCGGCTTCCGTTGCAATCAATTCGTCGTATAAATCTTGGTCGAATATCTCGTTAATCGCATCATCCAACAAAGCAATCAATTTTTCAGGCTTAACGGCGTCTAATTCGACTTGCCCCAATCCGTCCCAATTTGCCGTCCGGCTGTCTGTTTCCTTTGCCGGGGCGGGCGGCAATCCCCATTCGATAACCTGTTATTCCATTAGGGCAATACGGCGTATTTCAACCCCATAAACCCCGAATTTCTCCAAATTCTCGCCAATTGACCGGGGTATATCTTCCCCGGACGGGTCGTAATCTCCGAAATACAGGATTATAGGTTGTTTCCCGTTGCCTATGGCGTCCCGCATACGCTCGGACAATTCATATAAGAACGTCAACGACGGATACCCCTTGCAAGCACCAACCGCAATGCCCCATTTGGCGCACGGTTTCGCAAAAACGCCCTCCAATGCTTTCTTTTCAATAAGGATTTCGGGATAATAGGGTTGATTTTCCCAACGGTTTTTCCCATACGAACGCATCCACGCCCGAACCTGTTGTTTTGCTTCGTCCTGTTTGTCCTCCAAATTGGTTGGCTCGGCGTGGGTATAACCACACATTCCCCTATCTCGGTCGCTGAATGCCTCAAAGTCAACCCGCCCGTCCCATCGTGCAACCTCCATTGCAGAAACAACACGTTTATAGTGCTGCAACGTGTTTGTCATACCAATACTAACTAACTGATAATGCAACGCACGGATTGTTAAAACTCCGGGTTCGTATCGGCTTAAAATCTCAACGGAATTTTCAATTATCCAATCCCTTGTAAATTCGTCTTTTGTTCGCTTTGCCATTTCAAAAGTCGTTTTCGTTCAACAATTCCAGTGTCTTACTATTCGACGGAACCGCCGGGCGTTCCGGTTCCGGGACGGGTTCCCCGGTTCCGATTGGTTCCGTTACCGGGTTGGGGTCGTGGAACTCAATATTGCGCCCGCCTTTGGGCTTTTCCGGCTCAAATTGGGCTTTGAGTTGTTCCGCCGGGTATTCCTTTTGCGCTAACTCAATAATCCCCAAATTAACCAATTCCGGGACGCAACGGCGCAACGCCCTTATGTCCTCTAATGCGTCATGCGCCGGGAATGTTTCGCCGGGGAATAACTTACTATATAATTCCTCTAATTTGGGATATTTTCCCGGTCGCCCGTTTGAATACAATGCGCCGACAAATTTAATAGTTTTCATCATTGTATCAATGCGCTTTCCCTTGTGCAATGCGTCCTCGGCTTTGGCGTCGTAATACTCTTTGCCGCAATAACGCAAAATGTTCGCTTTCAACATCGACGTATCGAAATAAATGTTGTGCGCACATATAAGCGGTGCGGCGGCGGCATCCGTCAAAAATTCGTCGATAACCTCGGCAAACGGTACACCCTCGGCAATTGCCCGTTCGGTCGTTATCCCGTGTATTGCGGTTGTTTCCGGCGGTATCTCGTAATTGTCCGGCTTAATTATAAAACTGCGTTCTTTGTCGCCGAACGCCCACGCCAATTGTACGACGTGCGGGAATTGGTTAAAATCCGCATCCCATTTCAAACCCTTTGCGGGTACTCCTGTTGTTTCGCAATCGAAAAAACAAATGTCTTTTAATTCAAATTTCATGCTCTCGTTACTTTTTTGCTCGTTAAAATAATCGTTTTTGCCCGTCGTCGTTGGGCGTTTGCTCAACATATTTTGCCCGTGTAATCCAAACGCACCCGCAACGCAAACACTTTATCCGGCTGTAATGCTTTGGCGTGTATTCGTGGCGAATAATCCGCCAACCCGCCAACGGGTAATTCTTACGTTTTCCGTTACACTTGCAAAACATATCATTTATATTTCCATTTAAAACCAAATGCTGTTTTCAAAACGCCATTACAACAATTACTTATAGAACTACGTCTAAAACCTAAACTTCTTTCAACTTCCATTGCTGTAACCCATTCTTTTATAAAGTTACCCGATAAATCAAATTGCAAAACTGCCTTGCCTCCTTTATTTAGTTTTTTACCAATATACGTATTGGGGGCTTTTAAATTATTGCTATTTTGTTTTGCTGTTACCCATCGTAAATTACTGACTTTATTATTAATTTTATTACCATCAATATGGTCTACTTCCGGCATATTATTTGGGTTAGGAATAAATAATAATGCTACAATTCTATGTATTACAACATTTTCTTTTTCCCCATTTTTACATAATGATACAAACAAATAACCACGCCTTAATGATTGTTTCAAAATACGTTCTTTTCGTATTCTTGTTTTATTACCGCATTTTTCTAATCTTTTAATAGACCTAATTTGCCCGTAATTACTAACCTCATACAACCCTTCATATCCGGGTATTTCTTTCCATATTTCATTTTCCATAATCAAATTTCATTTGGGTCTGCAATATACAAATAATATTCTTCACTTGCAAGTTGTTTTAAAAATTCGATATGTTCTATTAATTCAGCATTGCTTAACTCTGCAATTGTACGCAATCTGGTTTCATATTTCCCGGTGTTAATATCCGGGGTTTGCTCATACATAACCGGGGACAACTCACGCAATCGGCGTTCTGTTTGTTCCTCCGTAAGACGTTCGCCCGCCTCCCAAATTGCGTGCTTAAACGTCGGTACAACATAGTTGAAATAATACCCTTTCAAAGCCTCGGACGAACCGGGGGACGCAACAATAAACCGGGCAATTATCCGGGAACCTTTCCAACCCTTGAAAAATTCGTTTAATTCGCCCATGTACATTGCCAACCCGCCGTTATTGTTTATTGTCCCCGTCGCTGTTATTTCTCGCTTTTTCATCGGCTATTAATTTTTTCATTGTCTTATTAAACGCTGTCATTCCGATTGTATGGATAACGTCCCGTTCCGCCCGTGATAACTTCGTTTCTCGCTTATCCAATATCTTTGCAAACGTAACGACAAATTCGCCCGGCTCCAACAATCCGGCATTGTGTAACCCGTCGATTGGGTGCGCTTTCAAACGCTCGGTTGCTTTCAACTCTTTGCGGGCTTTTTCCCGGCTTTCCCATATTTCCCGAACCTCGGCGGCGGCGTTGTCGTAAAACAACCGCATTTTCAAAACGTCGGCAATTGACAAATCAGCCACGGCGGTTTCGTATTGTTCCGCCCAACGTTTCAAATTATCGTTCAATGTATATGCCATTGTTTTAGATTTTAAGGGGACGGAAAGCCCGCCCCCGGTTATTATTCGTTTTCTGTGTATTCCTCAACAACTAAATCGGTTTGTCCTCGCTTCACTTCCTCAATGAACCCTTGAAAACCGTTTTCTTTAGCAATGTCAATGATTGCTTGCAAACGCTTTTCGCCCAAACTTTCGCCCCTCGCAATGCGGAATACCTTAACCGTCGGATTGCTTGCAATAATCAGTTTGGCGGCGACCTCCATAATTTGACTATCTGAAACTTTCCCGGCGACGAACGGCACGCCGTTTAACTCTAAACCGTCGTCCGTGAACGAAAGCCCGGCAATCGGTAATTTGGACGTTGCAATAAGTGTTTCCCTTTCCTTTGCCAATGCGCCTAATTTGTCCTCAAACGTGCGGGCGGTTTTCTCGGCGGCTTCCTTTTGTTTTTTCTTTGCCATGTAATCTACAACCAACGCATTGATACGGTTGTGTTCCTCGGCTTTTTTCAGTTGTTCCGCCGTATCTAATTGTTCCGGGTTGTTGGCTTCGTATTCCTCTAACCATTTGTCGGCATTCGCTTTGCGTTTCACAAACTCGGATTTGTCGTTTACGATAACTTGCAACGTTTCCTTATAATCGTTTTCAATGGCTTTTTTGTTGGCTTTCGCATCTTCTTTGGCTTTTTCCAACCGGGCGTTTGCCTCGGCAATTATCCGGGCAACTTCTTTTTCCTCGGCGGCTAATTTGTCGTCGATTGCCTTAATATTACTTTTTCGGGTTTCTTCCGCCTCTTTAATTCGTCCGGGGATTGCCTCCAATTGTTCAATCCTTTGTTGCCGGGCTTGGCGTACCGTTTTCGCTTTCTCAATCAACCGGGCATTTTCGTTTTGCTCTTCCATCAACGCCGTAATATCCTTTTTCTCGGCATACGTTTTGACGTCGCCGGGTTTCAATTGCTTTTCAGCGTTTGCGCAAATGGTTGTGTACGTCTTGACCTCGGCGTTGGCGTCCTTTCGTTTGTCCTTAACGGTCGTAACCTCGGCGTCAATTTCTGCAATCCGGGTGCGCACCTTTTCCGGCAACAAAGCCTTTACAACCTCAATTTGTTTGCGGCGTCCCTCGGCGGTTTCGCTCCAACGGGAAAACTCCACGGCGTCAAAGTCTTGGTAGCCGAAAATCTTTTGCAACATAGAAACGTTATCCGAACGCATCCCGGTTGTTTGGGATTTAATGGATAACGTCCCACGGGGGTTAGCTTTGGTAAACTTTAATTCGACCTCGTAATTTTCGCCGTCGTTACCTACTACCATTTTCGCAAACCCTTTGTCCTCTCCATTTTTCAACACGGCGTCCCGGTTCCCGGTCAACATTGCGCCGATTGCTTTTAAAAGGGTTGATTTGCCTAACTCATTGTCCCCGGTAATGAAATATACATTACCCTCAAAATCTGCGTTGAACTCTTTGATAACTTGAAAATTCAACAATTCCAATTTCTTAATATACATCGCTCTTTAAATTTATTTATTTCCCGGAAATCGCCGGGTCGTTATGTTCCCATTTATAACCGTTGTATGTTTTTCTTTTCCCGTTACATACCTGTAATATTACATACTTTTGCCAAGGAAAAACACACGCATCTAAAATATTATCAAAACATACAATATTACCTAATTTATCAATACGTTTAACGGGATATAATTTTGATACACGTTTAACGTTCTCAAATTTTAGGTTCTCGCCAATAGTACACCAACGTAAATTATTAACATGATTATTTAATTTATTCCCGTCGATATGGTCAACACATGGTTTATTGTCCGGGTTGGGAATGAACGCCAAAGCAACCAATCTATGAACCCGCATAACTTTTAAACCATTGATTTTTAATTTTACAGTCATATAGCCACCGTTCAAATAAGGCTTTATTTCCTTATCATTTTGCGTTATATTGCCATTTTCAGCAACGTAACAATCATATTCTATTAAGTATTTACCTTTTTTCATGCCGCAAATATATGTAAAATAATGGATATACCAAAACTTTTATCTTTTATTTTCGGCTATTTTTTTATTTTCCGCAATAATCGCCCCAAAATAACGCATTTACCCACGCCGTCAAACTCAACTAACATATTGCCGTTGCGCCCTCTTATACATTTACCATCAGAACGACGAACCGCCCGGCACGGCATACGTCGCAATTCCGGGCGGGTCAATCGGTCGCCTAAATAGATATAATCCATTTCGTCCATATCAAAACAATTTCATTTGTGTATCGGTCAATACAGCAACGACCGCATCAACTTTGCGTTCCCAACTTTCCAACGTTGCCAATTTTTCCGGGGTTGGGTTCCGTTGGCAACGTCGTTGGTTGTGCCGCATCTGTTTTACCATTTCCGCCAAATCTTTTGCCGTTATTTTTTCGGGATTTTCGATTTGCGGGGCTTTTGTTTCGTCTGCCATATAAGTAACCATTTGAATAATTAAACGTCCCTACGGGCTTAAAATAAACGGTTGTGCATTTGTTGGGGCAAATTTTCCAAAACCCAACGGGGGTTATTCTGCAAAATGAACCGTCCAAAGTGCATAATTAACGTTGCGTCCGCATTCCACAACGCCGGGGTAATCTCCGGGTACAATTTCCCGGCAATATCCCGGAACCGTCGTTTGCGGTCTGCCTTTTCTTCCTTTTTCCCTTTGACCTTGATACGCAATTTAAGGTCGTTTTGCCATTTCATTGCATTAACCAAAACAAATGGTATTTCGGCGACGGTTATAATAGCTTTCAAATGCTCAAAGTTTTGCAACATCTTTTGAATGCGGTACAACTTACCCATGTTTGCCCCGGCATCCTCAACCGTTACGTCGTCCGGGCGAACGCTCAATTTTTCCAAAAAGATAATCGGCGTGCAAATCTCTTTGTAATAGTTGAGAAAATCCCGTATCTCGTTTATATCTTTCGGCATCTTTATTGCCGTTGCATTGTGGTTGGGTCGCCAAACCACGATACCCCCGGCGGCTCCGGGGTCAATTCCAATAATGCAATCTATTTTCATAACTCAAATAATGATAAATTTCTTTGGTGTTCAATAAGTCTTTTTTTTGCTTGCTCATAATATATTGGGTCTTTTTCAATTATAGTTAAATCAAATCCCATATCATGCGCCGCTATTGCATGGCTCATACTTCCCCCATGTGTATCTAATATTTTTTGCCCTTTTTGTGCATAGTTTTGTAACAACCACGAATATAAAGCAATAGGCTTTTCAGTAGGGTGTATTCTTATTTGTTTGTTTTTATTATTTTCTTGCAAAAAACCATGCCATCGCCAACGAAATTTTCTTACTGCGCTATCAAATGAAGTCCATGCGATTTCGCAATCAGCATAATAATTTGTTCCGTTATCTTTATCCCAAACAATCATACATGGCGTATTACTTAAATGGTCTAAAAAGTAATTACCACCCCATATAATTTGATTTTCTGAAACTCTTTTAAGTTCATCAAAATATTCTTTTGGCGGTATATCTTTATCCCAATCTCCCGAATGATATATATTGTTTTTAGCCAAACTTTTACCCCTTTGGGTTCCTGCTCTTTTATTACTACCCGCATCAATACCGTATGGAGGGTCAACAATTGCCAAATCGAAAGATTTATCATTTTTAGATTGCATAAACTCCATACAATCACCATTTATTAATGTTATTTTTCCAAATCGTTCCACTTTCATACTTAAATAAAAAATAAATAGTCATCAATATATATTTCGTCCGTAATCATTCTGTCAAACGCACGTGTTATTTCTTTCTTTCGGGCAACCTCATACGCCGTATAATCAATTTCCGGGCTGTCAATTCCTTTTCTCCGGACGTTGCACGCCGTATATTGGTTTATCAATCCAATTGCAGCACGTTGCATATATTTTGCAAATGCTTGTTTCCGGTCGTCCTCTGTTGCGTTTACTTCTTCGGCATAACCTATTTGTTTGAGCCATTCAAAAAGAAACATTTCATCCCCAATTTCAAATGTTATTTTCCCGGTGTATTTATAACGTAAAAAAATAATTCTGTTTCTCGCTTCTCTGCGATTATGGTAATATCTTTTTTCCTCCGGCGTCATTTCCTTTTTGGGTTCCGGCAATGCTTTATATGCTTTCCCAACCACTTCATTTTGCTTTTTCCGATACGCTCCCAATATCTTTGCAAAGTAATCGGCGTTGAATTGTTGGTAATGTTTCCTTTCGGCGTTGCCGTCCCTATCCTTTGGCAAATAGTCGTCTAATTCCCCGGTAATCAGCAATTCAAACGCTAATTTAACCTCGGACAATGTTAATTGCGAATAATAGCGTTTGAGTAAATCCAACAATCGGGTACAAATATACGTCCAATCGTCCCGGTTTTCCGTGGGAATGATAAACCCCACGTCCATTGCGATAAACCGGAACATTTGCCCCGTTTTGGCAATCAACGTTTCATCGTCAATCTCGGCAATCTGTTTTTTTGTGGACGCCACGAAAATATACTTTTCGACCGGGGTTAATGCTTTAGCAACCTCCGGTAATTCAACCATCGCCCGGCGCACCTCAATTGCTTTTGCCGTTCCACTATAAAGCAAAACGGCGGCGGATTGTCTTTTTTCGGGCAACGTTTGTGGCAATCTGTTTGTCTTTTCGGGTAATGTTTCCATCTTAATAATCGTCTTTCAAATACTCAATAGCCCCGGCAACATTTAATCTTTGCGTTGGGGCTTTGTATTCGGGTTTCAAATGCAATTTTTTCTTTTCGACGTCCCCCCGTATGAAATTGCGGACGGTCGCCAACCAACCGTTTTTAGTGCGCTTCATATTCTTTTGGTCGCTCCAATCGCTAACAGAATGAAAGTAATAAACCAAATCGACCTTTTCAAATTCCGGGGTCGCAAACTTACTTTCAAACTCTGAATAATCCACGCCGACGCCGTTTTCAAATTTAACCATTTTGTAAACGGCGGAATTACGGAATAACGTTTTTTTCTCCTTTGGTTCCTCAACCTTTTGTTCTTCCGGGAATAATTCCCCGACAACATTGTTGTTGGGGATATTCTCATTATCATTTATTGTATTATCTATATTATTACTATTATACCCTAAACTTTCGTTTATGGGTACCCCTAAACTTTCGTTTAGGGGGGGTATCAACTTTTGTTTAGGGGTATCAACTCCGGTTAATATCCTTGCTGCCTTTTCGGTAAATGTTAGTAACTCGTAATTTTCACCAAAACAATACAGAGTTTTGTTATACAATTCGCAATTAGGATGTTTTTGTAAAATTCCGGCTTTAATCAAATTATCAATACGCTTTATCATGCCTTGACTTGTCTTTATATTCAATAACGGCATTGCTTCCAGTATTAACTTGTGGGAAATCCAAAAATATATTCCCTCCGGGGTGTGCATCTTAACGCAACTTGCACAATTGGCGAAATCTTTTATAAAATCAAAAATCGCCAAATCTATTAAATCTAAATCTAAACCGTTATTAACGGCGGCATATTGGTTTATTAATATCGTGTATTTCATAATATTGATATTTTATAAACATCCGGTTCTGCTACGGGCTGAACTGATTCTATTAATAATCCTTTTTCGCATAACCATTTAAGGCAATCAATTACAGTGCTTTTGTTTATCCCTAAACATTTGGATAAATACAAAATACCCTTTGAATACTCGCCATATCTAACACAATAGGCGTGTATCATTGCATACAACATTAACTTATTACCTTTCAAATGCAATTCGTTAATCCATTTGTTTTTTATAATAAAATCCATAATTAAAATATAAAAGCCCGCAATCCGGGCTACCACACACCGGAAAACGGGCTTTGCGCTAAATAAATTAGCAATACTTTGCAAACGGTGGTAGTCGTTTGTTTTATCGACGCAAATATAGCATTTTTTATTCATTATCCAATTGCTTTGCAGGTTCCCACGCTTTGCGCACTTTCAAAACATTATCCGCACTTTCATTAGGAACCAATGAGACAACAGGAAAGCGGGAACGGTCTCCCGGCTTTTGAGTTGTGGCAAATTGTACGTTCAAATCAAATATAATTCCCTTACAAAATCCCCGTTCCGCCAACATACCGTCGAATGTTTCCCGGATTTGCGGGATTGTGGACGCCGTACCCTTTGTTGAAAACTGCCATACCCCGGCAACGCCACGTACCAACGGTACAATGAAATTCAACATCAACGTAATTTCCCAACCGTCGTGTCCGTCCTGCTTGCTTTTCCGATTGGGGTAACGCTTGGTAATTGCCAACATCAAATTCGGGTATTCCTCCGTTGTCAATGTTTCGTACTTTTTGCCGTCCCAAACTTGGAACGTTTCGCCGTCGCCCGCCGCAATCAATCGTCCGTCGTCGTCCCGGTACTCGTACCGCTCGTTGCATACTTTCGCCGGGTCGTCGTCCGGGAAAACGATTTGAATTGTTTGGGGTTTTTCGCCGTATGCCTGTGTAAATAACCCGGCATACTTTCCCGTTGGTATGAAATAATCCACGCTTTGCGGGTATCCGTTGGCGTTTTTCATTCCGATTTTTATTTGTCCGACACGGGGTAAAATCAAACGTGATTTTTCCGCCTCCGGTCTAACAATCCTACCTTTTATATTTCCTTTCATGCTCTTTATATTTCGGGGTCGTCGTTCAACAGTCTTTTCTTATTCTCGTTTTTGGGCTTTTTTGGCACATTTGCGGGCTTTTGTTCCTTTTCCGGTACAACAGTCCGTTTTGTCGTCTTTCGCCCCGTGGCGGGCTTCTTTTCCGTCTCCTTTGTCTTTTTCCCGGTGCGTTTCACAATCTTTGTTTTCTTAATCTCCGGTTCCGACGTTTGTTCCGGGGCAACCGCATCCGCTTTGACGGTATCGGCGGCGTCCGTGGTTTCGTCCGGGGTCGCCTCTTTGGGGGCTTTCGTTTTAATCAATTCCGCCAAAGACAACGATATTACATTTTGGGACAAATCCGGGGCGTCGTCCAATACAACCATACCATTAACCGCCGTAAACGTGTTGTCCCGCTTTTCGTCCTCAATGGCGGCAATCTCCAACAGATAGGGGATTTTCCGTATATTGGGGCTTTCGGTTTGCTCTTTCAGATTGTACGACGGTTTTTTGCGCCAATCTTTCGGGCTGAAATTGAAAATACGGGTAACGGGGAATTGCTCAAAATTGACGTTCCACATATCCCGGTACATTCCTAATTGTATTTCGCTTTCCTCGTAAAAACCATTTCGCCCGCTTTTGAAATCGACAATTGCGTTAATCCGGTCGTCGCTTCCAATCTTTGCCCGCATGGTACACGGGCAATCAATCATTCCGGCGTACTTGTAATACGGGTGTACCAACGCAATTTCAACGGCTAACGGTCGTACATCATAATCCAATACGAATTGCGCAAACGCCAATACGTCCTTTTTCAAATCGTCGGCGTAATAAATAAAGTCGTCTGGCAATCGGTAAACCTCAATGTATTCTTTTAGTTTGCCTTTCAGTCCGTCCAAATCATACGCCCGGTTAATCAATAATTCCTCAAATGCGGCGTGCATAAACGTTCCATACGCCGCCCGTTCGCCTTTGTATCGCTCGGCTTCCTCAATGCCTTTGTTCGCAATCCAATTTATAAGGTGCGGGGCTTTGGGTAATGTTTGGGACAATATGGTTGTAACCGACGGGAAAAACTCCGGGTTCCCGGCGTCGTCATATCGGTAATAATATCGGTGTCCCTTACTATTCAATTGCCAAACCTTATACGGGGGTTCAATCAACGTTTTTTCATCAAAAAACATTGCCGTCAT